ATGTCTACTAATAAAGAGATTGAGATTACTCTAAGGATGCGTGATGAAGCTACTAAAGAGCTAAAAAGCGCCCGGGCCGCGATAAAAGAGTTCAGCTCTTCGACAAAAGACGCTATTGCTCCCATCCTACAGCTTAGGCAGGCATGGGTCAAGGCCAGTCTTGCGGCCGGTTTGACGGTTGGGGCTGTAGTGAAAGGAGCGCAGGAGATAGCCGCGCTTAGAGCCGAGATAAACTCTCTGGATCTGCAGGCTATTAAACTCGGGACCACCGCTTCAAAGCTATCCAAGAAAATGTACGGTTTCGATATGACAACCGGGTATGCGCGCGTAGGAGCTGCCCAGGCTTATGCTTTTATTGAAGAAAGTAAAAATGCAGTGAAGCGTCTTGAAACAGAAATGGCAAGTGTCTGGGGGGGGATGTCCATTTGGTACAGAGCTAATTCTATTCAGGCCGACGCTGTTTTAGCATCTTCTAAGGCGGGTAAACTCAAGGCGAGTTCTGGAATACCTGAAAGCGATGCTTATAAGTTAGCCAAGGAACAGTTGTTAGAAGAGGATAGATTAAGACGACAGAACAGCGAAGCGGGGGTTGCAATAAATAGAGAGTACCGCGATAAGACAATGAAGTTGGCACTATCTGATTATCAATATAAAAAAGAAATCTACGAATCAGAAATAGAGGCCTACCGAATAAGCGGCGCCACTAAACAACAGCTTGCTGAATATCAATCCGCCTACGAAAAGCGCCTCGAGGAGGACCGCACCATTGCCTTTAAGAGCCAAACCGCGGCCAGGCTGAAGGCCGAAGGCGACACCCTGGGCGCGATGAGGCTTGAGCAGCAGAATGCCTTGATCGAATACAAACGGATCTATGGCGGCGACGGCGAAATGGTGCAGGAATTCATCAAGTCACAGAACGCGATGTATAGACAGGCGCGGTTAAGTTACTTGGGGATAAAAAGCGAATACCAGATAATGCACGACGGGTTTGTCGATGTAGTTGGGAATATGACGAGTACCTTTTCCGACGTGTTCTACAACTCCGTGACCGGGGAAGTAAAATCGCTTTCTTCCATATTCCAATCTTTCGGAAAATCCGTTTTAAAAACCATGTCGGATATGCTCGCGCAATACCTGGTAATGCGTTCGATTATGGGTATAACCAGTCTATTTTCCGGGGGAAGCACAATAACCGGAGGAGTGGGGGGGACCACAACATCGACTTCACAGTTCGGTACGGTCTGGTCACAATACCACTCCGGCGGGATCATAATGCGTATCCCCAGAGCCCATACCGGTCTTGCCATCGATGAGGTGCCGATCGTAGCCCAGACAGGGGAAGGCGTACTGAACCGCAGCGCAATGTCCGCCCTCGGCCGCGCCAATTTTGATAAGCTCAACCGCGGTGAGAGTATGGGAAACGTTACGATCAGCCCCACGATCGTAATAAAGGCCTGGGACGCTTCAGATATCTCCCGTAATTCCGAGCAGATAGAGGCAATCTTCGCCAAGGCAATGCGCGACAATTCCAAACTCGTGCGCGGATCCGTGAGGAGGTACAGTTAATGGCCATTTTTCCTTATTCCCCCGATTTCGGGTACGAAGGCAAGCACCGATATAATGTAGGGATCAGCCAGTTCGAAAACCAGGTTGAGGAGGCCAGGCTATTAAGCTCTAAAAAGCTGCGCACCTGGGACAACCTGGAATTCACCACCCGGACAAAGACAGAGCGAGACGCGGCCATAGCGTTCTTCGATTCCTGCTATGAGAATTTAGTGGAATTCGACATCGTTATAGACGGGGAGACCGTGACAGGTAAGTTTATCCCGGACAGTTTCAAGGAAAAACGGGTCGCATACGGCATCTGGCATTATTACTTCGGCTTCCAGGAGACGGCATAATGGCGATAAATACCAACCAGGCCTTTTTAGAGGAATCCCGTAAACGCGCCAAGGTGCCAATCTATCTCTATACGATCGAGGACCCGGCCGGTGACGGGGAGGACCTCAATTTCGCCGGCTGGAATACCAACATCACTTTTAACGGGGTAACGTATACCAAATTCCCCATCACGCACGATGAGATATCGGAGAATTCAAGCGGGGAGCTCCCGTCCACAGCTGCCCAGATCAGTAACATCTCGCGTTTGATCGAGTCGTACCTGCAGGCGTACGACCTTCGCGGCAAGAAGGTGACGATAAAGATGGTGTACGCCAACCTTCTGGACGACCCGGACTGCTACGTCGAGTTCAGCCGGCATATAGACTCCTACACTTCCAACGTCAAGGACGTGGTGTTCACGCTGATGAGCAAGCTCAGCGTGATAGGGGTGCAGGTCCCGTTGACCACATACAACACCCGTAGGTGCCAACATCTTTTTAAAGGCGCGCGCTGCGGGTATGCGGGGGCGGAGACTGAATGCAACCATACCAGGGCACGCTGCAGGGTATTGTGCAACCAGAGCCGGTTCGGAGCCCAGCCGGGGATAAAGGGGAACAGGTCGTATGGATAAAGAACTGGGTGATTTGATCTTCAGGCTCCGGCCGGTACCGTATCTGCATGAGGGAAGGGATTATTCCGGTCTTGACTGCGGCGGATTGATCCTTACCTTTTTCCGGGAGTACCGGGGAATCGTTCTCCCGGATCTGCTCGGCTACGACGCGCACTGGGGATATAAAGGCAAAAACTACTTTATCGAGAATTACTTCAAGTTTTTCGATATTGTCCGGGTCCCGCAACTGATGGACGTGGTGCTGTTCAAGAATGGGAAGGATGTGTCGGACCACGGCGGGGTTATGCTGCGGGACGGTAGGTTCATTCATTGCCACCGGCATGTCGGCGTAAGCATCGACAGGATCGGAGCGGATCCGTGGGCAAAGCGCATTGCCGGATTTTACAGGCTCAAACCGGAGTTCGAGGCGGAATTCAAGGCAAAGACCGATGGTAAAAGTTAATGAGGCGCTGTTAAAGGAAGTCTCGCAGAGGTGCGTGCCGGCGCGGCCGGCAAGGCGCAGGATCCGTAACGGCCGCATTAAAAGCGACATCACTATCCAATACGTCCCGAACGTCCTGGATAAAAATGGCCGCAAAGTGGTGTCCTTGCCTTATGACCGGGACTGGACGGTTAGGAAGTACCTGCGTAAGGCCGGGATAGAGCATAAAGGCATGGCCGTAAGCGTCAACGGCAACCGCTGCACCCGCAGCGACAGGCTCACTATAGGCGACGAGATCGTCGTCTACCCCAAAATATCCGGAGGGATAGCACAGATCATTACCTGGGCGATGGCGATATCCAATATCGCTATGCTTGGATATTCGGTTTATTCTGCGATCACGGCCAGGAAACAGAGTTTCAACACTTCCGGGTATTCCCTCGATGAGGACTCGGCCGCCAACGCCTGGGACGGTGTGCATACGACGTCCAGGGCCGGCGGGCCGATACCTGTAGTCTACGGCACCCAGGTAAGCGGCGGGAACGTTATAAACGAGTTCACCGCCACGGACGGGGACAAGAATTATCTCCACACTCTGATGGGGGTCTCCCAGGGGGAGGTTGACAGCGTTACGCTGCGGAGGATCAACCGCAACCTTGCCGCCAACTATTCCGGATATACCTTCTATTCCCGCCTTGGGACACTTGACCAGGAAGTGGTGCCTAATTTTGACGACGTCCACAGCGTGGAATCGATCGGCGTAGAGTTGGTAAAAGACACCCCTCATACACACACGACCGTAAAGACAGACGTGGAGGGCTTTTCCGTGCGTCTGCAGCTGCCTTCCGGCCTCTGGCAGCAGGACGCAAACGGCAATCTTGCGTCATATTCCGTGACTTACAAGGTGGAGTATAAGCTTCACACCGACCCAACGTATACGAGCCTCGGGGAGTACACGTTCTCGGCAAAGGCAAGGTCGAAGATATACACCGTGTTCCGCAAGGACGGCTTAACGGCCGGCCAGTACGATATCCGGGTGACAAAGACCGCCGGCGAGACGGACGATGACGGATATTATACGGCTGACCTTTACCTGCATGAGATAGACGAGATCAACACCGATTCCCTGATCTACCCGGGCCTTGCGCTCGCCGCGGTCAGCGCGCTTGCATACGATCAGCTGAGCGGAGCCGCTCCGGATTACGAGATGCTCATCCGCGGGATAAAGGTGCTGGTACCGCAGGTGATGAACGGGGACACTGAAGTCGGCTGGGACGATTACTACTGGGATCCGGAAGACGAGTGTTTCCGGCTGCTTTCCGGAGACACGGCGCTTACCTGGGACGGAGAGACTTACGTCCGCCGGTACAGCGCAAACCCCATCTGGTGCATCTACGACTTTATCACGAACAAAGACTATGGGTTGGGCAATCATATCGATACCAGTGATATGGATTTAAGCTACCTGCTGGAAATGGCCAAGTATTGCGAGGAGAAGGTCCCGGACGGAGACGGCGGGTATGAGAAGCGCTTCCGGCTGGACGTGACCATAGACAGTCTGCAGGACGCTCTCGATCTTGTCTTGAGCCTTTGTTCCGTATGCCGCGGCACCCCGTTCCTTTCAGACAAAGACGGCATAAAGATCGTGATCAAAAAGCCTTCTTACCCGGTCCAGCAGTTCAACATGGGCAATATCGTCAAAGACAGCTTCTCGGAGACCTGGAAATCTCTGCGTGACGTACACAACAGGGTAGACGTGCAGTATAGCGATCAGGACAACAACTATGAGTCTGAGACCGTGACACACGAAGACGACGCGGCCTTGGATGCCGGGGATCCCCCGAGAACAGTAAGCACAAGGTATTACGGCACAAAGCTGTCTTACGCCCTGCGCCACGGCAGGGATTATCTTTACAACGAGAAATACCATACCAGAACCACGAAGCTGCGGACCGGATTCTGCGGCATGCTGCGCCAGGTGGGAGAGGTGGTGGACGTTGCCCATGACGTGCCGCAGTTTGGTTTCTCCGGGCTTATAGCGAAAGGCTTCCTTTACCAGGGGGATTATAGCGTTACGACGTCGTACGCGATAAACGACGCTGTGACTTATGATGGACTGGAATACAAGGCCCTGAAGGCCTCCCTGGGCGTTCTGCCCACCGATACGGAATACTGGGAGGAGATATCCAGGACGAAGATCAAGCTTGACCGGTCCGTGACGATCGAGTCCGGAAAGAGCTATGCCGTCCGCGTGGATTTTTATGACGGGACTTACGTCGAGCGCAACGTGACGGACGCAGCCGGCACGTACACGGAGATCACTTTGGACGAGGCTCTCCCCAAGACCCCAGGCAGCAGCGACAGGTTCGACGCATATTCCTTCGGAGAATTGGAAAAAGTGGCGGCCCCGCACTGGATAACCAGGGTCAAGCGCCTGCGTAATGGGGAAGTAGAATTTGAACTCGAGGAATATGTCGAGGAGATCTTTGACGATACGGCCGTTGAGATCCCGGACCGCAACTACTCATCCCTGTCTACCGATTTTCCGAACGTAACCGACCTTACGCTGACGGAGAACACGGTGACGCTTGCCGACGGGACGGTGCAGACATCGATCCTGGTGAGCTTCTGCAAGCCCGACCTTACGAGCTACACGGTCGGGGCCTTCAACCGGGTGAAGATATATTACTCCGATAACGACGGGGCAAGCTGGATCTACGCTGGCGAGACTTCCGGGCTCGAATTCACCATATCCGATGGGATAAAGGTGGGGGCGACGTACGTGATCTGCGTGGTCGCCGTGAGCGCGACAGGCGAGGAGCGCGTGATCACCGCAAGCCCCCAGGAAGACATAACTATAGTGGGGAAGATCTTTCCGCCCGCGGACGTGAAAAGTTTCTCTTACTCCTGGGGAGATGTTCTTTCCCTGGATTGGGTATCCAATACCGAGGCCGACCTTGCCGGCTATGAGATCAGGACCAGCGACAGTGGATGGGGGGTGTATAGTTACGAGCTCGCCACGGAAGACGGCGACACCTTGTTGACAGAGGCCGGGGAGGTCCTGCTTTTTGAGCCCTATGACGACGGACTTGTCTATAAAGGGCAGGCCAACAAGAAGGTCCTGTATCCGATAAGCAGGGACGTCGGAACATTCTACATAAAAGCCTTGAATACCTCCGGTCTGTATTCGGAGAATGCCGTCAGCATTACCCCGGAGCTTCTGGTCCCGAGCACGCCTGACGGCCTGGGCGCCGACGTTATGTTCAACACGGCCAGAGTCTATTGGACCGATAACAGGCCGACTAATCTCTTGTATTACGAGGTATGGCGCTCCGAGACAAACCTTTGGGACGGAGAAGAAGAGCTGGTGGGGAGGGTTTCGGGTAAGTCGATAACCCTGAACAGCCGGTCTCCGCGCAGCGGAACGGCTCAATCCGGATCCAATACCACCCTTGTCGACAACAGCCTGATAGGGTTCGGTAACGGATATTTCATCGGTGACACTATTGTGATCACCAAGGGGACCGGGGTTGGGCTGTCGGCCAAGATAACGGGATTTGACGATGAAACCGGGGAGCTTACCTTCGCCGATATCGGGGCGCTCCTGGACAACACGTCGCAGTACAACATCACGGATAACACCTGGATAAAAGTCCGGGGTGTGGACCAGTACGGAGAGGGCGTATTCAGCTCGGCCCTGGAGATAAGCTACGAGAATCTCACCGAGGAGATGTTCGGCGATAACGTCATAACCGCAAGGAAGATATACGTCGCCTGCCTGTCCGCCTTGTCGGCCAACCTCGGGTGCGTGACCGCCGGCGTGATCCAAGGGGCAACCATACAGACTGCCTCCGGAGGGGCCAGGACCGTTTTTAGCGGTACGGAATTCCGGACCTATGACGCCGATAATAACGTCATGTTCGAGGTCAAGGACGGCTGCGTAATAGCAAAGACCATGCAGCTGGTGGATCCGGCCTGCTGCTGTTGTTATTCCTACCTGAGCGCCGGGCAGTGGTATTTCCACAACGAAGCCGGAGACGTCACCCCTTACGTCAAGCGCATAGAGTCCGGGGAGGCGTGCACCGGCTGCAAAGTAGTCCTGGAGAGGTGGAAGGGGCAGCCATCTGTGCAGGTGGGCATAAAAGAGCTGGATTCCTATAACTCGACTTATTCCGCGAACTGCCAGCGGTGGTGCGTATACTACAATAACCTGTGCTGTTACGATAACGGCGGCGTGGATTATGGATGGTGCTTTAACGTGCACGCCACTCTCTATAAATCCTCAGGGGAATACGGGGAGGAGATCCATGATGTCGCGCCCGACGTCAGCGTATACACCCACGGTGACGCATCCTGCACTACGGTCAGGACGCAGTTCAATTTCTGGTGTTTCTGCTCCACGTGCTCCAACTGCTTAGGATATGGCACGCATTGCTATATCATAAAATATAAGTGCTGCGCGGCCGGCTGCTCGTGGACCTGCTGCTCATATACTTACAGTCAGGCCCATTCCACTACATCGGAATTGACGACCTGCTGTTATAAATGCCACCTGATAGAATTCCCTTCTTCCGGATGCTGGGAGGTACAGTTGAGTTCTGTCGCCACCTCTTGGACCCTGACGCCCCTGGTGGCCATTGAATATTGCTGCTGTTGCAGGACCCTGGCTTCTTTTGTTAGCTCCGCTTTTACATGCAGCACGTGCTGGGACCAAAATTGCGCGGCCGCCTGTAACGCCGGCAACGTCTTTTCCGGGGCAAATCCCACGAATGTATACTGCGCATACCTTTGCTATTCCTACCACCTGAACTTATGTATCAAGCGGTTCAACGTGGGGTGTGCATGTAACGGGTCTTACCATTATGTATGTGAATACCTGTCCCTGGATGGGGCGGCGCTCAGCAACTGCGGAGTATGTGTACACAATATCCCTTATTCCTGCACCAGCCCGGTAAACTTTTTCATTAACGGCGTCTGCTATTACCAGGCTTCCGCGGCTCCTAATGCAGTATATATCAGTCCTTATTACTGGTTGTGTTACGACATCACGTGCACCGCCTGTCTGAATTTATCGGCCGCTACCCCATATTATTGCATTTCCGGTATGACCTGCGTTTGCATACACGGTAGCTATTCCCAAGATGTGGCCACTTGGGCAACTATTTGTTTTAGTAACAGCTACCTGATCCAGTGTTACTGTTCGGTGCCGAGCAATTGCGCCAGCTGCTACGCGCACCTTTTCTCTACAAAAGACTATTCGGCGGAACAGACGATACTCGATCCAAACGGCGTATTGAACTATATAGCAATAAGTTATAACTAACGGCGGAGGAGTCATGATCAACATGGAACAGCTGAGGGACAAAAAGATAAAGCACATAATCTTTGTAGCCGAAGGGGGGATCGGGAAAGTCCTGTGCTCGACGGCCGTGGTTAAAAGGCTGTCGGAATCCTTCCCCGACAAGAAGATAATCGTCATAACCGGTTATCCCGACATATTCTTGTACAACCCTTCCGTCTATAAATGCTTCAACTTCGGCAATCCGCTGTATTTTTACGACGATTATGTGAACCCGGAGAGCTTTGTCATCAAGGTCGAGCCCTACACGGAGTACGACTATATGTTCCGCTCGACCCATATCATAGACACGTGGTGCAGGATGATCGGGATAGACCGTAACGGCGCCATGCCCGAGATGTTTTATATGGATAACGAGCTGGCGGCCGCGGAGGCGTACGTCGAAAAAATCTCCCAGGCCGGGAAGAAGAAATTCGTCATGCTGCAGTGGATAGGGGGCATCATCCCGCAGGAGAAGTCGGATTTGGCGATGATAGACGTGCTCGGGAGGATGCACCGGCGCGCGCTGCCCAAGGCGGTGGCCCAGAAGCTGGCCAACAAGCTGATAACCCGGGATTACGTGGTTGGATCTGTCCAGCATCCCAATTTCCCGGATATCCAGGGCACCGAGAAGCTGTTTTTCCATAATGCTCCGGTCCGGGGAGTGATCGCGCTGCTCAAATATTCGGAGGGGTTCATCGGCATAGACAGCTTCATACACCACGCGGCCGCTATTTTTAATACCCCGGGAGTGGTTATCTGGGGAGGGACCAGCCCGAAAAAGCTGGGGTATGACTGCCAGAGGAACCTTACGAAGGAGGTGTGCAATACTCCGTATTGCCACAGGCCAGACAGTTATGTATTCGATGCAACAAGCATCGGATCGATATGGAACTGTCCCTATAACACTAAGTGCCTGCAGTATGACGCGGACGAGATAATCAAGGCCTACGAAGAGACAACTCGTAGCAAGGGAGCGGCCGCCCGTAAGCCGTCCAAAGGAGACAAAGATGGCAGGTGAGCAAAAGGTAATTTCTGAACTCGGCAGCCTAACTGAACCGGCTGACGGTGATTTAGTGCCTGTAGTGGACATGTCGGGCACCCCAACGACCAAAAAGATCAGCTGGGTAGATCTTTACGCGGCAATAGCCGGTTTTACTTCTCTTGCCGATGGGGCGCCGGGCACGCTTGAAGCCGGCATGCCGGTATATATAAGCGCTGAAAACACCCTGGCCCCGGCCGACGCCACGGACGGGACAAAGCCGGCCGTTGCGATCTGCAGAACCACGGATGAGGAAACCGCCACTATCCGGCAAAACGGGGTGGCTAAGGACGTGCTGACTGTGGGCAGCGCCGATATCTCCGCCGGCGACAGGATATATCTGTCCACAACGGCCGGGAAAGTCACCAAAACCCCTCCGGCGGCCAGCGGTAACGTTATTCAGTTCCTCGGCTGGGCGCTTACCGACGAGGCAAGCGGAAAGATCGATCTGTTGTTAAACATTAACCCTAACTCTGTGGAGGTGTGATATGAGGTTTTTTAGGAAGATACTCACCGCGATATTGATCATTAACCTGGCCGTGCCGGCCATGGCCGCCGAAAAAATCATGACTATGGATCTGTCCACCGGACAGCAAAAGGCAAAGATCGGCTTCGGGACTGCAGGCCAACTCCTGACTTCAAACGGCACAGGATCCGTGCCCACTTTTCAGGATGCGCCCGCCGCGATGGTTTACCCGGGCGCCGGTATACCGCAGTCAACCGGATCCGCATGGGGGACATCGCTTACATTTTCTACAGACGGGACGTTCGCGGATAACTCGGACACTAAAATCCCTTCGCAAAAAGCGGTGAAGACCTATGCGGACACAAAAGCAACCAAGGGCGCAAATTCCGACATCACGTCTTTATCCGGATTGACTACCGCTTTATCTGTGGCCCAGGGCGGGACAGGACAAACAACGCAGCAAGCCGCGATCGATGCGCTGACAAACGTTTCTGCGGCTACGAATGAGTATGTGCTGACCAAAGACACCGCTACAGGCAACGCCATTTTTAAGGCGGCTTCCGGAGGGGCTAACACCACCCTTAGCAACCTCGGGACAGTGGCGATAAATACGACCATCGCTTCGGATACTGACAACACCGACGATCTTGGGACGTCCGCTATCCGCTGGGCAAACGCCCAGATAGTCGGGATGGGGCGCAAAAATCTCATCATCAACGGTTCGGGGATCATCAACCAGCGAGTGAGTGCCTACACGTTGGTTAAAAATACCTATGGTTTCGGCCCTGACAGATTCGCCGGGATGGCCACCGGCACAGCGGTATCTGCCGGAACTTTGACTCAAACAACATCGGCAAATTGTGGTCATACTGGTTATGGATTTAAGTTTTCCGGAGTTACGCTTACCGGAACAGGGATCTTATACTTACGTACCAGGATAGAGGCTAAAGACGCGCTATGGCTCAAGAATCAGTATGCGTCATTCCAGGCCAAAGTTTACCACGATGTCGGGAGTAGCGTTAATTATACAATCTACGTCCGCAAAGCCAATAGCGCGGACAACTTTGCGGCGGTGACTGATATTTCTAACAGCGGAGCAACCGCAGTCGCTACCGCCACAGCCACAACGATAAAGTATGAAAATATTGCGATGGGCGACTGCTCAACCGGAATTGAAATAGAAATCAAGGTTGAATGCGGGGCGGTAACAACCAAGAACTTTGAATTTACCGAGATGCAGTTGGAGTTAGGGTCGAAAGCAACAGAAATAGAATATAGAAATACAAAAGCAGAATTGGAACTGTGTGCTTATTATTGCATTGTGTTGACTCGGGGAACATACGGGTTGCTCGGATTGGGATATTCTATCTCGACCACTCAGGCGGACACGACAGTATCGTTCCCGACTCGTATGCGAGCTAATCCTACGGTGGAGAATCTGAGCGCGCTTGTCTTAACCATAACAGACAGAGTTAATTATACATTAGAGTCTACGTCTGTAGCAACGCAGGAAATTTCGAATACTGCGTTATGCTTTAGGGTAACTATTTCCACTGGCGGGATGACGCAATACAGAACGTGTTATGTTTTGGCAAGTTCAAGCGGTGGCTCTTTAGTTTTTTCTGCGGAACTTTAAGAAGAGAAAGGAGAATGGGAGGTGGAAGCTCATTTGCTTAGTCCCTGGGGACAGTTTGGACTGCTGGGCCTGATGGCCGGAGCAATAGTTTTTTTGCTTTATAAAATAATGATGTGGACCTTGGCGGCACATAAGGAGCTGCTGAAGCAGATGGCAGAAACTTTAAAAATGTATCAGTCTTTGTCGGACAGTTCCACGAAAGCCATCGAACGGGCTACGGAGAGCATCAAGAGGCACGACGAGAAAGCGGAAGAACGCGGCCGGTACGTCCGAGAAGAACACAAGCAAATGATCGAAACCCTGGGCCGCATTAACGGTTATAAGGATGACCATTGAGTGAATTATCCATCCCGCGCCACGCGGACAAGACGTATCTGGAATGCAACAGCCCGGCCTGCCGGCGTCTGGACGGCCGGAGCCGGTTGATACATAAATGGCACGAGACGGTCAAAATAGGCACAGAAGCCCACTGTATGCACTGCCTGAATTGGTTGTGCGGAGAGTTTGACGCGTGGGGGACAGGAGAAGCAAAATGAAAACCGAACAGAAAGAACGTACCGACATAATCTGCCCGACGTGCGGGCATCACACGGTGTCGAAGCTTACGCGCCACGGATGGGCGTGTAAGGAATGCGGAACTGTTACCCAGGGAAAGGATAAGGATAAGGACAATGCCCCCAGAATATAATTTTATCGATCCGAAGAGCATTACCGCCAGCCAGTTGCCTATAATAATCTTTGAGGAAGACCGGCAGGGGATGTTCGGCTGGGCGATAAGGTGGCATTCAAAGGACAATTACAACCATGCAGAGATCATGGTCCACCCGGGTAAGGTTGCCAGCCAGAACCCCGGGGGATATAAGGAGTGGCCTATTGAAAAACTGATGAAAGGCCGGGTGTTTATGAAATTCTGGCAGTTCGATCCGGTGGACCGGCGGGAAATTGAGATCATCCGGAAACAGGTGGAAGTCGATCTTGCTAAGCCCTGGTGGGACCGCAGGTATGATTTTCTCGGGATCCTGGGGCAGGCTCTGGGCCTGCGCTGGATACAAAGCCCTTGGGGAAAGTTTTGCTCGGAGTCCGTGGCCGCAAATTTGCGGTTGATACCGCGGCTTAAGGATAAGATTCCGGCCCGGCCCAATCCGTCGGAGCTAAACCAGATATTAAAGACAATGCCCGATATGAAACTTTTGGGGTATTGGTGGAGCGACTAAAAAAGGAGGAAGCATGCTGAAGAAACTGATCACGTTTTTAATCGGTAGCATATCCACGGAATCCACGGTGGCGATTATCAAGGAGCAGATCAAGAAAAACGCCCCGAAGCTCACAGATGAGCAAAAAAAGGCCATTTTGGGCGTGGCTACGGAAGTGGTCAAGGCCGCGGCCGCCGGTGCAGTGTCCGGAGCGGTGAACAAGTAAATCTCCCCCAAAAAGAGCGGCGCGAGGGCGTTTACCGGGCGCCCGGTGACCGCCGCTCTTTCCTTTTATTATGACTATAATGCTGTGGATCCTATCATTATTGAGCATCGTCGGCACAATCCTGAACATCAGGAAGAACCGCTGGTGCTTTATTGTTTGGATCGCAACAAACGGCTTTTGGTGCGTCTATAACTTCCGGGTACTGCACAGCTACCAGCAGGGGGTGATATTCCTGGTGTACGCGGGATTGGCGGTATGGGGATTGATCAAATGGAAAAACGCTTGACAAACAATAAAAGACATATAAAATATGATTCTCGCCTAATATCGGGGAAAATTTGAAGGAAAACTGTTTCTTTCTTTATATGCCACGGATCTTGATAGAGATGTCGGTTGTGAATTGTCAAATAAAACTTGACAAGGATAACTGTATCATATATCCTTTAAACACGATTAATAAATAAAGAAGCGCTATGACAGATATTGTAGCCAAAGACAATATAGTGTTTGAGGTTTTCTCCCCCCATATTAAGAGAACGGTAAAACTCTATAGAAACACTTGGAAATATAAGATATTACAAGATCACTATGAAATCGGCAGCCAGCATTTAGTCCCAATACAGAGTTTATTATCAAACAAGGACATTCCAGTAGAGAAATACCGCAAGACTAAAGACCAGAATAAGATAGCAATATTTTTTCAATATGACGATTTCCTCCCATATAATAAATATCTTAAGATAGCCCTGAAAATAATAGATGATAAGACAGCAATAGTAACTACGATCCACGGGGCGTTCAATTTGCCCACTGTTGGTATGGAGGGAATAGTATGAGTGCCAAGGATATCATAATAAATCGCGACGTAGAAAACGATATACTTTCTGCCATAAAGAGCGGATATGAGAGAAAGAAAACAAGGAATATCCTAGTTAATTCAGATTTAACTCTTAGAATTGACCTCGCAAATAATCAGATCGTAGGTATCATAATTGAGGACTTTAGTGAGTTCCTTCCAGACCTTAAGAACCAACCAGATTACATCTTAATGGAACATTTTGATATGATTATAAATCTTCTTAATGCTTCGTGTATAGCCATGAGCAGGGCATAAGAAGCAGAAACTACAGTTAGATTCCCCCTCCTCCTTACGTCTATTATAGTAGAGAGGAGGGCTTTTTTATGCCTAAATTAGCCAAGAAAACGGTAGAAGACACCAAGTGGATCATCCGGATGAGGCTGTTTCTGAATGAATGCGGATTGGGGAAGCTGAAGCTGTCGGCCGGGGAGCTGGGGAAGCTGGTGAAAATACTCTGCCCGTCTGCGGCGTATTTTTTAATACCCCAAAAATAATTCTTGACAAATATAGTATCTCTGTAGTATCTTCAAAGTATCTTTATTACTGAAGGAGGATACGATGGCGGAAAAAGTGCGTAAATATACCAAGGCCATCCTTGTACGGCTCTCCGAAGATATTCATACCGTTTTAAAAGAGAAATGCAAGGATAAACAGATCAATGAGGCTGTCTACGCACGGAAGGCGATAGAACTGTGCCTTAAGAAAGATCTCATCAATGGTGGTGGGTATTAAATCTTGCATGCAGTTGCCACGGGCTGCCGGCGGATAAGGAGTGTTTTGTGATGTCTGAATATCAACATGACTTCGTGGGGATTGATAATGAAGCGCGTGGTGCAAGGTGGGAAGTGCTACAGGCCAGGGCAACGCATGAAGAAAAACGTGATATATACCTTTACTGTAAAACGGTGCTTAAGTTACCGTATTCGGTAGCAACAAGGTTAATATGGCGGAAAGTTCTTGCTGATCACATGGAAATGCCTGAAGTGACAAGACGGGATCCGCTACAGGAAATATATCAGGCGGTAGATAAGGTATTGGTATATGTCCCGGCTATACAGCGGCAAAGAAGGATGTCACCAAGAGATTTCTAAAAAATACTTGACAAGAAATTGTACCAGAGGTATATTGCAGTCAGTTCTTTTGGAAAAATAGAAGGCAGAACTAAAGCCGAGAATCAATGGTCGGCTTATTTTTTCGACGGTATAGCTTCCTATAATATATCTTATGTTAACTACGCCTATTGGTAAAAACATCAATAGCCGGCTTAGCCTTCTTTATTTTATATCTCATCTATTTGTTTTTGTAACCGATAAATCCGCTCTTCTCTCGGCGGGTGG